CTATGTTTTCATTACATTCAGCGTTCGTACCTCCTTGTCTACCAGCACAAATAGTTTGAGGAACAGGGTCTGTGCCAACAGTAAATGAGATAGTACATGTGTTAGACGAACCAAACCCATTAGCGTCTGTAACTTTAACAATTATGCTATACGCATCTTCATCAACCAAAGTACCTGAATTAGCGGTTAAAACACCTGAGGAACTTATGCTAAATCCATTTAATATAGCTTGTGGGTTACTAGAATCTAATTCAAAAAGTAATTCGCTAGCTTCATTACCTCCGCTAGTATTACTCCCGTTTTCAGCTGCAAAACTATAAATTGTAGACGTACTTGTGGTTATACCTGTCAAAGCTAACGGACAAGTTGCGGGCAATGTGAATGTTGGTTGTTCATTAGTTAAAGTAGCTGTATATGTTGTATTATCAGTATACACTGTTCCAGAAACCGGTTCATAAGTAGTTTGAAAGGTTAAATTGTAAATATCACTAGAAGGGTTATCAGCCGAGTCTTCACTGTACCAAAAATATGTTGCAGCTGCTGTTTTTAACTGGTACTGAGCGTCTATATTTGAATAAACCAACTGGAATTGATTAGCTATATTATTGCTTTGACCTACGTCGCTAGCTCTATAGGCAGACAGTATAACAGGAGTTGATGTAAATAAGTTGTTGTCTGTTATATTTGTTCCTGACCCATCTTTCCAAATTATATTACTACTACCTATTTGACTTTCCGGAGCAAGACTTTCTGAAAAAGAAGCAAAATTATTTCCATCAATACCTATAATTCCCGCATATTGACTATTTATTATTTCATTTAAAACAGCTACTTTACCTTGAAGTGAAGTTTCGTAAAATAATTCTAAAACAGATTCAAATGGTTTTGTTTCAGCTATCGATAAAAACGGCTGCATGCTAACTATTAAGCCACCAGCTGTTGCTCTATCTTTGTTTGTTGTATAAGCGCCTATAGGCCCAGGGCGGGTAGGTCTTGGTTGCGGCTTTGGTGTTTTTCCGTTCTGCGTAGTACTTATTTGTAAAATAAAAGGATTAGAGTCTGAATCATATAATGGCTGTAATTTAGGTGATTGTCCCCAGGGTATAGATCCTGTAGGGTTAGTATTTTCCTCAACCCCTGTTACTGCCCCTCCATACGGTGGTGTTTGGTAGGTATAACTGCTAGTTGTAACAACAGAGCCATATTCCCCTTCTGGAGCATCGGCTACAAAAGGTATACCTGATATTTCTAAATCTCTGACTGTAGATATTGTTGTAACTTCCTGTCTTATTAAGCCTGGGTAGTATTGTTTATTCCAAGGTTCAAATTTTTGTGGATAACCATAAGGTCTATCACCCGCTGTAGCGCTTGTGTTTATAGCTGGGTTATTTACTCTTATAAAAAGACTCTCACTACTACTATATTCTCTATCATTAGGACCTACTTCATTAAGATCTCTAGGAACTTTATTTATATTGTCACTTAGCAACACTGAAAACGATGTTTTATCTTTTTCTGTTGAATTAATTACAGGATAACCATCTACAAATCCCGGTAAATACACATTATAATATTCTTGTTCTTGCTGTTTAACAACTATTTTGTACGAATACCAACCTAAAGGATTATAATTACTAGAGGTAGAGTCACCATTGTAAACACCTGGTTGACCCCCCGTAGTTTCTGTACCTATAGCAGAATCAATTCTAACGCTCAAAGCGTCTCCTAGCCAGTTTATAACTTTAGAATTATTTTCTTGTTGAGCATATGTTTTATATGGAGCAAATACGGTTGATCCACCTTCTTCGTTTTCATTATAATCATGAGAGGATAGTATTACATTTGATTGCCTGCCGTATTTGTCAGCTAATATAAATCCTACCTGATAAGTTCTGTTCTGTTTTAAAGTATGAGACGGGTATTCTATAGTGTTAACGCTATAAGCGTCTCTGTCCTTAACTATAGCTGCGTACGGTATATCAGAAGGGCTCGAGTGTTTGTCTATATAATTTCCGTAGACAACTCTATTACCTATAATTTCCTGAGATAATGCCTTTACAGGCACTTTGTCATACACTCTAGTAACATCATTATTGGGAAGAGTTTTATAAGGCTTGCTAGAAGCGTAATTATATGGATAATAATAAGTATCATTATCCCCATGTACAGCGTCATACCACTCTATGTATTCTAGGTTATTTGTTTTATTAGGTAAGTTTACTATATCTACAGTGTTTAAAACTTTCACTGCTAAAGCATCTGATTCTTTATAAAGTATATCTATATCTTTTATTAAAAGATTATTTATATTTTGTTGTAGAGTATTATATGGTAGCGGTATTTTTAATAATACATTTTGAACGTTATTTTCAAACCAGGCAACTATTGTAGATTTGTAAGCGTTATCCATATCTTCGGTTAAAGAATCTGTTCCACCACCGAAGTTACTAAATTGTTTAGGTATAAATATAGGCTGAGTGAAAGGAGCCATTAAAGAATGTTCGTTATCTTCAAATTTAAACCTGTAACTAAATCTAACAAATTTGTCTTCTAAAAACTTAGAGTTAGAATCTTGTTGAGACCAAAGCGGATCATAATCTGAATTAACACCTAGCTTCATAACAGCAGATCCAGGCCAGGGATTTGGTAAGTTTATAGGTGCGTTAGATAAAGTAACTTGCCAGGTTAAAAATTCACCACTTCCTGAAAATTGTGTAGCTGTTGCGCTGACTATAGATGTGTTATCTGGAAGATAATTAGTTGTACCTGCTACATCTGTCATTAAAACTAAATCACCTAGGTTAGGTATAACAGCAGCCTCTTTGCTTAAAGCTGGAAGTGAAAATTGGTAAACAGTACTAGTGCCTGTTCCTGAGGGTATAGAAATACCCTGCACTTTAAGTCCATTAGGATTGTACTCATTTGTCTTGTTAGTAGCTGTTGATCTAGTTATAGATAGTTTTTCGTTAGACGCAACAGTCACTGGTCTTGACAAAGTTATCGTATTAGATACTCCTCCAGGATTTACTGCTACAACGTATACTCTATTGTCCCAGCCACTAGGAACAGTTATTGTTTCTAAAGGAAATACAGCATCGCCTGGTCTTATGCCTGTGGAATCATTAACAGTTAGAGTACTAACATTACTACCAGCGTCTGATTGTACTACAATTCTATCCATAGTTATGATAGGCTCGCATGGAGCGTATTTAGCTACTGATATTTGTTCTTCTTTAGTATAATGATTAGGGTTTGATGCGCCTTCTGGGTTAGCTAATGTTATATTTATTTTGCGGGGTTGATTTAAGTTGTCAGTAAAAAATAAAAGATCTTCTACTAAATTTATACCAATTATTGGAAATGATTGATTAAAATTTAAAAACGCACCATAAACTAATGTTTTTCTAGTGTAGCTACCAGCTAAAGATAGTTCATATATATAATTATTAGCCGAAGTGTTGTAATCTCCGCTAGCGCTGTTATGATTTGTAGCAAAAATGAATACTCTATCATTAGACTCGTCTACGTAAAAACCTATTATTATAGCTGAATTTTCTGTTTGTGAAATTGATTTATTACCTAAAATATTTTCAAACTCACCAACAGTTGAACCCTCGGATCTACTCAAGGCTAAATTTATAGCCTCTCTATATTCACCATTAGGTATTATACGAGGATCAAGATCTTGATTCATCTTGCCTTTGAGAAATGTATTTTTAATTTCAGCCATTTAATTCTAGTGTTTTATCCATTTAGATTTACCTCTCATTACTTGAACTATTTCATCAAGTTTTATATTTGATAATCTTAATTTAGCGTTTCTTAATTTAGCGCTTCTCTCTTGCTTTAATCTTCTAACTATATATTCAGGTTGGTTTATTCTAGAAGCTACGATAGCGTGGCTTATATGAGCATATAGAGCCTCTTCTGCTAACTTAGGAACTTTAGTGTCCATATCAGAAGCTAATCCGTCAGAAATATACTCTAAAACTATTAATGATCCCGCTAAGTTACTCGAAAAAGACATTTTTCCTTCCCTATTGTTTATAGTAAACCATCCGTTTACTTGAGCATACTGAGGGTCTATTCCGTAGTTCTGACCTAAAAGCTGTTCATCCCAACCCCAACTGTCATAACCTTCATTGTATAGATCTTCTAAATCACCTTGATTTATTAAAGTGTCTTCTGCTGTTCGCCATCTTTCTTCTGTTATCGATGTTCCTTCGATATTGTTTCCAAAATTGTCTTGTGTCGGTACACCTTTTGAATCTTGTACAGGGTTTTCAAACGGGTTTGTAGTTAAATTGTTTGCGGGATATATAGGTCTTTTTACACCTAATTTATCTATCCAAGATACTTTAGTGTAGTTTACGTAGTCTTGAGGTATCACTACACTTAATTCAGGGGGTATACTTAATTCCTGTGACTTGATACTTTTTAACGTATCATAGCTAAACTCTTGCATTCCACGTTTCGCGTGAAATATAATATCTGTTCTTTTACAGCTAGGTATTAATTTACCTGTTCCAACATAAGCTATTTGAAAATTGTTTATTACATCTTCTAATGATATATAACTATAACTTCCATAGTTTTCTTCAACAGTGTTACCATAAGCATCTCTGTTTCCGTATTCACCACCACTTAATATTTTTAATTGAACAACTATACTTGTGTTAGCTGCTAAGTTACCTGTAAATGTAATTGTGTTACCACTAACTGTATATGCTGACGTGTATTCTGTATATGTTAAAACACCAGCATTAGCGGTGTATAACTTAAAGTTGTTTAAAGCGTAGTTTGGTTGAAGAGGATCATAACTACCAAGTATTAAATCTGTATCAAAAGTAGTTGTAAAGGCTTGCCCAGTACCGGCTGCAGATAGAAACTTTTGTACACCTGCGTAGTATTGCTGATTATTTTCTGTAATTAAGCCCATGTATTATTAAGATTTTTCGTTTATGTCTTCTTGTTGTATTTTTTGTGCCGCTACTTGTATGATGGTAGGGTCTTGTATTATGACTCCTGAGTATAATAATATACCTGTAACAACATCAACTTGTTCAGATGGATGTAATTCAAAGTTTACTGAAGAGCTAGCATCATAAATATATTGTCCTAAGCTACCAACTGAATATCCCCAATTTATCATTGCAGGTTGTTTCAAGTAAGATACTTGAATATCAGATGTTATACTTGTTGGATATACACTTATCTTAGTGTCTTCGTATAAAAATACAGGTTGTTTTTTAGTTGGCGCAAGTAATGGTGCTCTCTTTATTTTGTACCATTCGTTTCTTTCTACCATTTGAGCTTCAATAGTATCGTTGTATATAACGGTACCTAGCCTATAAAAGTTTGGCAATGAAGCAGTTGTGAAGTGATCTGTTGAAAATGTAGGTGTGGCTATAGTTTTAAATATATCTATTTTTTCTTCTAGGTTTTTAACTCTGTTCGCATACTCGTTATCATTTTCAGGTATACGCAGCTGTTGATTCAAGTCACTCATATATTTTTCAAATATACCTTGCTGAACTTGATTACCTACTTTATTAAACTCGTCTGGAGTTATATAACCTCTTTGTTGTTGGTTAAGTATTAATAAGACAGTTTTATAAACTAAATCTACATTTATAGCCATTATTTATTTTTTTATTATAATACCAGCCAGCCACGATAAGTGACCAGCTAATATTAATATTACATGTTATTCTAAGTTTTTCTCTACTGACCTAAAAACTTCTACACCTTCATCGGTTTTAAAGTAAGCTGCCATTGCAGAGTAAGGGTTTTCATCAAAAGGTACAGTCATTAATTTTCTACCGTTTGATCCCCAAGTAAATGTTCTTTGATCTTGTGATAATTTAATGATACCCATTTCAGAAGCTTTTATAGCTATGTTCCTTAAGTGTACATTATCATCATTTGCTAATTCCATAAATAAATGTGGATTTCTTTTAGCAAACAACATAAGATCTCTTTTTAATTCTTTAGATGTCATGCTTGAAACTTTAGAACCTATCTCAACACGAAGTATTGCTTCGGCTTGATCTACTTCCATTGTTCTTGCAGCAATCATTGCATCTACTTCAATCTCTAAATCTTCTAATTCATTTTCTGCAATAGCTACTGGATTGTGTTCGTAGTATTTATTGCCTAATAGTGGATGATATAAAGATAATAGTTTTTGTAAGTTTTGTTTTTCTTTTTTAACATAAAGCGCTCCGTCTTTGAACATTATATGTCCTAGTGTTGCTTCTCCTTTTTGCTCATCTATTAAAGGTGAGTTTTGATTGGTTGCGTATCTGATTTCTCTTTGGATACCTTTTTCCTTATCAAACCAAAGAAGTGGGTGCCTTGATGTATGTTTAGATGAAATAGTTAACGTCAAAGGTGCTTGACCTACAACGATATACATTCTATCTTTAATTTCCCAGGTTGGTTTTACTGGTTCTTGTTTTTTTGGTGTAGCTACTTTTGCTACTACTTCTTGCTGAGGAGCAACCTCAACTGTCTTTGCTGGTGCTTTTTTTGCAGCCATAATATAATATAATAAAAATGTGAATAAGAGTAATAATCACCCCCGTCAGTTCAACGAGGGTAACTACTACATTAATTTAATCGGTACTAGTCTGTGAATAACACAAAGTTGTTAGCCGCTTGAGTTACTAAACATCTTTCAGATAAGAAGTGAACTTCCATAGCATCTAAATCAGAAGTAGCAGCGCCACCTACAGATCCAGTGATCCAGTTTTTCATTCTTCTATCATCAGCTTGAGAAGCTCTATATCTTACATGTAAGAAAGGTCTTCTGATGTTAGTTCCTAATATTTGATCGTAAACTGTAGAAGTTCCAGCAGGTACTAATACTCCTTCGATACCAGCATCAGCAACACCACCACGAGTAGAAGCGTCGTTTAAGTATTTCCAGTCAGTTTTGTAGAAGTCATAAGAACCTCTTCTAAAACCAGAGAAGCCTAAGTTCAATGCCATTTCTTCAGAATTTTCAAATACACCATAAGAACTACCTCCTTGGTATATACCAGTTCCACCTTGTTGACCAACAGTAGCTAACATATCATCAAAATCTAAAGAAGTTTCTCTATTTAAGAATAACATGTTTTCTTCGATAGCTCCTTGAGTATCCAAGTTTTTAAGAATTGAATCAAACTGAGCTAAACCAGTTGCTGCAGTAAAGTCTACTAATACATTTCCACGGCTTTTAACAGCAGCAAAAAGACCTTCAGTACCTTTAGCAGTTGTAGTTGAACTTCCAGATTTTAATTCACCTTCTACCATAGACATTTCTAAGTAGTCTTCAAAACGTAATCTTGTTTCAGATTCAGCTTTTAAGTACCATAAGAAACCTCCTTGACCAGACTCAGTAGCTACTTCAACCCATCCAATCTGAGCAGTGTCAGATCCGTTGATTGCATACTTGTCTTTGATGATAATAGGAGAATTAGAATACTGAGTAAAAGAAGGCGTTACAGAAACTCTGTTAGCATCTCCAGTTCCTTTTCCGTATTCAGATCCATATACAAAGATCTTAAGTGCTGGTCCACCAGTCACTAAATCTATTTCAGCAGCTCCAGCTCCAGTTCCATCTAATGCTTCTTGAGAATAAGGAGCAACAGTTAATACACCAGCACCTAAAGCACTTCCAGTAGTAGCTCCAGAAGCAACAACGTAACAGTTTAATTCTGCTCCAGTTGCTGGATTCATCACTACAATAGTAGAACCAGGAGATACAACATTTTGAATAAGAGTTGCACCAGCACCACCAACAGGTATAGTTAAAGTAGAAACTTTTGCTCCTACAGCACCTGCATTAGTTGCTATTACATTCTCATAAGAGATGTGTAATCTATTTTGCTCAGACCATACTACTTGATCAGAAGTCATTGGCATTTCAGCTCCTACCATTCTTAAGAAACCACTTAAGGTTCTATTTCCATAACGCTCTACTTCAGCTTCATAGATTTCTGGTAAGTACTGTTGTGCGAAATCATTCGTCCCATCAGTAAAGTTTAAATAATTGCCCTCTAAGGCTTGCTTTTTTTGCGTTGGGATTAAACTCCCGAACGCTGGACTTACATTTGCCATAATTTTTAATTTTTTTTAGTTAAATTTTTTTGTTTTAATTCTAAGTTTAGAGTTATCGTAGCCACTAATCGACTTAACTTTTATTCCATTTACAAACTCACCTGTCCCAGTTTGCCTAGGTTCTGTGCTTGGATTTTTAGATTTACTAATTATTTCTTTAGTAGCATCTGTTTTACCTTGTTCATAAAAATGATTAATAATCTTGTCAGCATTAGAAGCTAAATAAATAGCTTTGTGATAACCTTTAGTATCCTTTATATTACCGCTATCGTCAAGAAACTTTCCTACGAAGTTATTAATACTGGATTGGTTTTCTGCAACTTTCGACGGATCTTGTAAACCATATCTAAACTTCTTTTCACCTACATTGAAGTCAAAACCTTTGAACTCCTTTGTAAAATAATCGTTTGTTTTTGATTTAAAATCTGTGTGCTGTTGCTCAGCTACTTTTTGATCCTCTTGGTATCGGTTGAAAAACTCTGTTGCTTTTTGTTGTTCTTGAGTAGCGCCGGGTCTCAACTTGATCTCGTCGTAATATTTACTCTTAGTGTTCTCTAAAAAGCCTTTTGCTTTTGCAACTTCTTCTTTAAACGCAATTTTCTTTTTGCGTATATCTCTTTCCTCATCTAGATCTTCGTCGTAATCATAATCTTCTAAAAGAAGACTTACGTCATCAGATTCTAAATATGGTTTTGTTTTTTTATAATATTCTTTTAACAATGCTTTGTCATCGATGTTAGAATAGTCAGCGTTTAATCTAACATAATCTTCTACTGTACCGCCAGTATCTTCCATAAAGCTAACAAGCTTTTCAATGTTTTCCGGTAATACTCTTTGATCAACTACCGGTTGAGCTTGCTGTTCGATAATTGGTTCAGCATCATCTTCACTTTCTTCAATAACCTCAATCAAACCATCTTGAGCTTGTTCTTCTGTTTTAGTTTCACCAACTATAACAACTTCTTCTTGAGCTTCTGATTCTTCTTTTACTTCAGGTATTATTACCTTAGCAGTATCTTCAGTTATATTTTCTTTAACCTCATCTATATTAACCTTTATGGGCTCATTAGATTGGTTGCCTAATTTTTTAGGGCTTTTTTTCTTGGATTTAATTTTAAAATCCCCTTCTTGTTTTACTTCTGACATAATATAATATAATTAAATAATTGTTTGTAATCTTACCTAGGCCCGAACTGTTCTAATCCAAACCCACCTAATACATCATTTCCTGATGATTCAAAGTCCTTAGGTAAACCATCTGTCTGTCTTTGATTTATTAATTCAGATTGTTGGGTACCTTGCATTTTAATTCTTTTATCTTTTCTATCTTCTATTTCTTGCTCTTTTGCTTGATCTGCACCCATTTGAGCTTGAGCTAATTGTATGTTGTATTGAAATTCTTCAGCCATCAACTCTCTTTTTATTTGAGCTTCTGTTTGCATTCTTTCTATTTCAAACTGAGACTTAGCTTGTTCAATGCTAACTTTTTCAGCGGTTAATGCTTGTTGTTTTTGAACTTCATACATAGCGGCTTTCTCAGCAGACTCTGCATTTGCTTGAGCTTGAGCTTGTATATTTTTTTGTTGTTGCTCTTGCTCTCTCTTAATCTTTTGAGTTTGTCTAAGCTTTAAGAATTGATTAGCTAATTTTATATTTTTAATTTGTCTAATATCAATAGCATCAGATAATTGAATAGCTTGTGTTTGTAAAGCAACCTGTATATTTTGTTCTAATAAAGCTTTTTCTTCTTCTTCTGGTTCTAATTCTAAATAAATACCAAAGTCATGCAACTGTAAATTCATTAACTCTTCTAGAGTTTTTGTATTAAATGTACTTATGGCATTGGTTAAAGCGTTTTCAGTTAAAGGATTTTCAATAACATCAGCAACTTTTAAACTAATATTTTCACAAGTTCTAACGGTTAAATATAATAAAGAGTCCAATACATGTTTGGTTGCAATGTTAGAAGCGTTAGCTGCCATTTTTTGTAAACCTACTAATGCATCTTTGCTTGGAGCGCTGCCGTCTCTTGCTTCGTTTAACCCGGTTACGTCTCTTATCATTTGTAGATAATATTGATACGTACCTATTAAACTTTGTATTTTTGCTTGACCGCTTGAAGATGATAATTCTTGTACTGGTATTTTACCTCTATTTAATTCTCCGTCTTGCGTTAATGATCTACCTACAACAGAACCTGTTTGGAAATACATATTCAATGCTTCTGCTGGATTGTACGTAGTACCGTTACCTAAATCAACTTCAGCTAAACCATCCATATCTAAAAATACACCATCTGGTACTATTCTAGACATTACTTGTTGTAGTTTAAGATGTGTTATTTGGATCATATCAGCAAAGCTAGTAATTTTACTAACTATAGATTCTATGCGTCCTTTGTACATTCTAGGCGCTGATATACAGTAATTCATCATTACTTTTGTAGTATCCGCTGTAGGTCTGGTCATATTTTCAGCCATCTCCCACTTTAACATTGTATTTGTACCTAAAACCTTAGCTCCTGAATATAGAACTTCTATTGTTCTTGATACTCTTTCAAAGTTATCGTTTTCAGGTGGGTTAAATGTATCTGACTTTTCTAATGTTTTTTCTAAGCCTTGTTCTGTTTTCTTTATTTTAAATACTTGGTCTGAATACGTTTTGTACTCAAAGTATAATACTTGTATTGTATTTTCATCATAATTACCCCAGTTAGTTACATACTGAGAATTACCAGGCATATCCTGTATTTTTTCTAACTCTGATGCTGATAATGATGGGAATTGTTTTTTAAGTTCCGCCAGTGATATAGACTTAACCTCTCCTACGTAATATATATCCTCAAAGTTTGGATCCTCTGTATATGAATAAATCATATTAGCTGGATCAACGTAATCAGTTACTATTCCTTCTGATTTATTGAAAGATGTTTTAACAGCCCCAATGCCTATAACTGTTAAATCTTGAGCTAAACGCTTTTTTGTTTGATCATACTTATTAAAAGCCAATACATTATTTATAACTTCTTCTTCTGCTATTTCAACGCTTTGCTTAGTTGTCATTTGTAAATGAACATCTAACTCTTCTTTGTTTTCAGGTAAATCTTCTAAGTTTCCAGTACGCGCCATGTCTATATTCATAGCTTGTTTGATATTTTGCAACATAATTTTGTTGTTCATATCTTCTTCCACTGCTGCAGCGTATTCAGTTCTGCTCTTTACAGAAAACGGATCTTGCGCAAAAGCACTTATTTCGTAAGTCTTGTTAGACATACCGTTTACAACGATATCTACAAACTTTGATATTACTGGTATAGGCTTCCAATCTAAATTAAGATAAGACAAGTCACCATTTATAGATAATTCATCTTTGTATTTTTGTACTGACTGCTCGCCTCTGGCGTATAACCGTAGTGTGTGAAAACTATTCCAATTGTTTAAATATCTATTACCATTACCTCTTCCTTGATTGAACCACTCTTGTTCAATAGCTCTAGAGACTTGTAAGCCATAATCGTAACTAGCTTTTACTTCGTCGCTAACAACTTGGTTAGGGAAAGAACTATCGGTATTTGTTTGTATTTTCATTTATCTTAATATTTTAGACGAAGAACCTCTATTGTCATATCTTTTAATTCCTAAATCGTAAACTTTCTTTTGCACTGGACTAACTGGTGAATATAAATTTTTATTACAAGCCATTATAGCAAGTCCTGAACTTATAGAAGCATCATGCTTTGTCCTATTGTTTATATTAAATTTACCCCAATCTTCTAATGTTCTTTGGAAATACATATCTCCATAACCAGCTTCTGTTTGCCCAACACAAGTTTCTATATAAGATTCTATAGCTGCAGCGTGCGCTTGTTTTATATCCTCACTTGAATTAGGTATTCCACCTATTTCTCTTTCAGTTACAGATAATTTGTTTAATCTTTTATCAGGTCTGTTCATTGAAAAACCTCTATAGCCTCTTCTTTTAAAATGATACAGTAACCTAGGTTTGTTATTTTCAGCAAGTATTGGCATTCCGTAAAATACACAAGCCATTAATACGTCTTCAAAAAATATCTCAGCGGTTTGTGGTCTAGCTATATATTCTAAAAAGAATCTATTAGGTGGAACATCTTCCATACTAAACTTTGTTAAACCGTGCAAAGCTCCATTAGATCCTCTTTTATCAACGGTTCCAGATATATCATAACTGTCACACCCGAAGGCACCACAGTGATCGTTACCAGGATATTTTACACCGCCTTTTACAACAACTCTATTTTGAAGTCCTACATGAGGAACCCAGCTAACATTAAACCTACCGTTTTTATTTGGTACAAAAACAACCTTAGTATCTTTGATACCGTTTTCCCACATAAAACTTCCTGTGGTTATTATAGCTGTATTTCTTAAGTCTTCGTTATAATCTATTTGTTCGTATATCTTTGTTAAATTAAACAGAGATTGTTTTGCTTCGTCTCTAAAAGCATGTTGTTCCGTTCTTGGAAACTGACGATAGTATTCGTTTAAACCATCTTGATCTCCTTTTAATCCTTCTACTTCATTACCCCAATAATCAATTACGCCTTGAGTTATTAGCGACCCATCGGGGCCTTCGGTTTGTTTTTTTGGTTTTTCAAATACAGGAAATCCATAAGAATCAATGTATCCTTCGTAGTTCCATTCCATAGGTATGAACAAACTATAGAGTCCTGAACGAGTCTGTCCGTTGGCGTTTCTTTTTGTTGCGTCGGAATCATAATATAATTTTTTAAAATTCTCACCACCTTTATCTAAAGCGTTTGATGTTGATCCCATCATACACTTACCTATAATTCTCGAACCTAGTCTTAAACAAGTTTTAGTTACCCTCCAGTTGTTTAATATATTTGTTGGTCTTTCCCACTTTCCACTTTCATCGTGTACTAGTAGTTTTAATTTTTCACCATCGTACGAGTTGTCCCCCGTGTTTTTCCAGTCGATCGTTGTATCGAGACCCGTGATCTCTTGTAGCTTTTCATTGGAGTCAAGTTTTTTACGGGTAAATTTGGACGCTGGTACCCTGTATGCAAGTTCCGTCTTCGGCCTGTCCATTCCGTCTTGGACTGGTTTAAAGAAAAAAGGATAGTTGACTGAGATGGGGACGACCTTATCAGTAAACATCTTTTTGGCATCTGGCCCGGACTTTGAAAGAATACCAAATCGTGAATCTGTGGATATTGTTGCCTGGTTAACTGTCTCACCTGACGCCATGAAAGAGAAACCTGATCGTCTGTTCTTAAGATAACACATTCCGTAGGATCGTACATCTGCTTTACAAGCTTCCCAGAATATAAAGAATAATCTGTTTGATTCCCTAAAATCTGGTTGCCCAACATCAATCTTGGACCACTGCAAGTACATGTAGTGAGTACCAGTAATATAAGAAGGCTTGTCTTTGTTATAAAACCAAAAACCTTCTTCACGCCTTTTAAACTCTGTATCAATGTAGTCATACCATTTTTCTTTAAACTCAACTGGGTATTCATCCCAATCAAATACTGATTTAATTCTATTTAGTTCTTTTGGATATTCAGAATATTTCCATCTATTTCCATCAAAAGCAACTACGTCATCTTCTTTAGGAAGAGCTATCTTAACACCTTGTATTTCGTAAACCTCTCCTATTTGACCTGTTCTACTAATAACAACTACGTCATGTTCTTGGTTGTAGCCATACTCCCATTTCTTATACCTATTTAATCTTTTAAATATAGTAGGCTTTATATGGTCTTTTAATATTTTTACTAAAGTTTGCTCGTACATTACCTAGATCTCCCTTCTGCAAAACCCCTAAAAGCTTTTTCTCCCGTAGCTTCTTTTGGTTTGTCATTTAGTTTTTCTTCTTCTTCTTCTATTCTAGTAAGTATTTCAAAGGCATCGAATATAGCTAGTTTTTTTGTAGCTGCAGCGTTTTTTAATCTGTCAGCAGATATATCATCATCAGAATCAATAATAGCTTCCTTAGCTACCTTAATTAATTCTTCAACTGCTACATGCCCAGCTTGGATTATATTCTTCTTCGTTTCCTTTGTGTTCATACTTAATTACAATATCATTAGATTTCATACAATAAACTCTCTGATCATCTATAATAAAATCCCATTCACTGCCTGGAGTAAATCCAATCGTGTCCCCTGGGTTGATATTAAGTGCTTTTAACGAACTATTACCGATTTTTAGTATACCAATAAGTTCTTGCTCTTTTTGTGACCTTAAAGTGTCTTTGTTTTTCAAAGGCATTACAAAGCATCTGTCGCCAAATGATTTCCAATCCCCGGTATTCTTATACAAATATATTTGATCTGCTGAACAAAAATATAAATCATCATTAAAGTATGATCTACTTTTTTTCTTATTACCTCGGATATCATAAAAAACTCTAAATACATTATGATGTATTATTATTATGTCTCCTTTTTTAATATCTGTTTTAAAAGCTTTTGGAGTTTCAACTACTATAGCTAAATTATTAACTGCTTTAAAGTTTTCAATTTTAGTGTTTAGTATTAGTGTAACGTCTCCTAGCTTTATTTCGTTGTCATATTTATCACCAAGCGGCTTGACGATAAAATCATATAGACTTCTCATTTAATATTCTAAATCATATTCAACGGATATTGCCATGTTAGGATTAAACTTTTTCCATGGCATTACCTCATCTCCTTTTCTTATATAAATACTGTAAGAATTAGATTGTTCATCATGTAAGATGCAATCTATAGTATGTCCACCATAAACGCTTTGACCTACAGAGTAGTGCATTGCGTCGTTCTTATAGTCGGAGCCTATACTTATTTTCCTTACAACAGAGCTCATTACTTTACTATCTCAAGTACTTCTGCTTCTTCTACTTCTGCTTCTACTTTTTCAAAACTACCATCAGCCAAGTTTACAGTTATGTCACCATACTCTTCTTTTAATTCTGATTTAACTTCTTCTAAAGCTTTTACTGCCTCGAAGTGCGCTCCTAAAAATTCTGCTTTTCTAGCTTCTAAAAAACCAATCTCTACTAATATAGAATTGATTTTTCCTTGACCTTCTTTTACTGACTTCAATTGTTCATCTGTTAATTTACCCATTTTATTTAATTTAATTGGTTACTGTTATTACTATTATTACTTGTTTTTTATCTTTTTACTTTTTAAATAGCGGCCCTAGCTTGTCTACTATTTTTTCACCACTTCTACCGATTACATAACCCCCAATACCTATTTCCAATAAGCTCCAGAATTCTGGTTCTAAAACAGGTGTTATTAAGTGTGCTGATAACTGTGATATGAATTTTGTATATATAATTATAAAACCAAATGAAAGCATTAGTATTGGTCTCCAGCTTCTTTGCAACCAATTACCTTTAGCTTCAGCTACAATAATTTCTGTTTGCATTTTCTGCAATTCTAACTGAGCATCTTGTAATACTTTAAATATTTGATTTCTAGCATTTAATCTTTCCTCTTCGCTAGTGAATAGTTTATCAACTACATCACCTACTTGTTTAAATACTTTAGTGCTGAAAAATTCTAATATTTTTTTCATTATGCTTTTTTATATGCCTCTGCCTCCCAGGGTAAGTTTTTAGCTCCTTCTTTCATTTGAGCTCTTGAATACTTTTTACCTTTCCAATACACATTGTTGTCATCGTAATCTAAATCACCACGTTTCATTTGATCTATGTGTATCTTTTCGTGGTTTACAACACCTTCTAACATAGCTGGTGAAAGATTTTTGTTTACTATAATAGTACCGTTATTATTAGCTTTTCCTAAAACTCCGTCTTCCATATCTACGCTATAAATAGGTGTGTTATCTATAGCGTATGGAGGATTTTGTAATTTAAAAGACATTAACTTATTTCTTAACGTGCTTAGACATCCATGAACCTCCCATGTTAAGAGGTGATTTACCTAACTCAGAACCATATCCTTTGTTAAGATTTTTAATAGCGGATGCTTTGTCTGCTATTGCATTGTCTTTAATCAAGTCTTTCTTTTCTTGTTTGTTGTAATTTTTCATAATTATTTATTTACTTTTTAGATTTATTTTTTTGACAAAAACTGCTTGCAGCACCAACGCTACCAAAACCCCATTTTTTTAAAGCCATTGCTTTTTTAGTAGGCTCTCCTTTTGAATCTTTCATAGCTCCTTTCATACCAGCAAATCTACAAGCAAAAGAAACTCTACGAGGGCTTGTGCCACTTGTGAGTCTTTTACCCATACCTGGATTTTCTTTTCGCATTTTTCTATTCTGCTTTTCGTAAGCTGCTTCTTTTATTTGAAACGGTGAGTTTGAGTTTGTACGTTGCATAATTATTTATCTTTTTTTTCTTCATCTTTTAATCCAACCCATTTGGACAAAGTATAACCTATACTGACTAATAATAGCAGTACTTTTAAATAGTTCTCAATGTTAGTCATACTAACGGATAATGCGGTTATGTTTAAAGCGTATAGTTTTATGTCTCCTATGTTCATTACATAGAACCTTTAGCAATCTGAGTAATAGGTCCTTTTATAGAGCTACATCCACAATGTGCTTTAGATAATTCCATGCCGTATTTTCCAGAACTAGATCCTTTACCTTTTGGCAATGCGTCTAAATCTAACGGTCCATCCCATATAGCGTTCTGCCCTACTGATGCTTTGTTTTTATAGTCTTTCATGTTTTTATATTTAAAATTGTTCGAAATCTTCTTTTTGCACACCAGGCTCTCCATTATGCATAGGATCTAACTTAGCAAAAGGTGTTATTTGCCTTTGAGGCATGGTTGCTTGTCTTTGATCAACTGTATCAAATATATACTCAGCATTACCTGCTTGGTTAGGATTAAAAACTGGTTTAGCAGCACCTAATTCATTAGAGGGCGTTGGAACACCTGGATTTTGGAATATTGGTTGACCCAATATAGATTCATCTTGTTTTATCATTGTTTACATTCTTTATAGAAACACTTAGCACTTTATCAGTATAAGTATCCCCCTTCATTATTTTATTTCTTCTACCAGTTGGTATATCTTCTGTACCGAGCATCATTCTGTACAACCTACTTATAAGTTGCTTACCTTTAAAGGATACTTTATATATATGATATTTCTGTGTAGTATGATTTCTTTTTCTCCAAACAACTATCCAACCTTCTTTCAATAATCTATTCCATCTTCTATTATCCCAACTATATGAAAAACAACCTGTTTTAAAATCTTGTTTAGTAAACATGTCCAAACAATCAAGGTATATTAACAATTCTAAATCAGCGTCGTTTAAATCATTATTTCTGCATGCCCACTTACGTATTATTCTGTAGTGCTTTAATAATCCTAATTTTTTAACGTCACTGGCTTCTATTCTCATAAAACTACAACTATATCTTGCATTTTTATAACTTGATACGGATCACCGTTTATTTCTATGATATGACCGGCATGTCTGTCGTAATATATTAAATCACCTTCTTTCATACCAGCATTAATAGCTTCTTCCCCTGGAGATACTACAGATGCTTTAATGTACCTGATATCTTCTCTTTGTTTTTCAGCTAAAAGTAATCCTCCCTTTGTAGGAGTTATACCTTCTTTTTCTTTCTTTATTATTAAGTTTCTACCTATCGCCTTCATTTGCTCTTAAATTATTAATTACACAATCAGTTGATAATATCGTAGTAGCTACAGACGCAGCGTTTCTTAATGCACTCTTGGTTACCATAAGCGGATCTATTATTCCTTGATCCACCATATTTACAGGTTTACCTGTTAAAGCGTTTAATCCAATTCCTTCGTCTTGTATATCAGACATTTCTATTCCAGCGTTTTCTAATATTGTAAAGTAAGGAGCTTGTATTGCTTTTAACAAAACTTTTTCTCCTATATTTTTAGCTATTAGCTTTTGACCTGCATTTAGTAATGCAACACCTCCACCTGGAACAATACCTTCTTTAACAGCCGCTTTCGTGGCGCAGATAGCATCTTCTACCCTGTCTGTTTTTTCTTTTAACTCTACTTCAGAGTTTGCACCAACTTTAACCACCGCAATTTTAGCAGTTAGCATTGATAATCTTTTTTCAAGCTTTATAACTTCCCAACTTTTAAGCGTGTTATTTGTAAGCTTTTCTTTTATACTACGTATTACATCCTTTATCTTTTCGGATGCCTCAGAGACTGTTATAACAGTGTCCTCGTGAGACGTAACACTTTTTAGACAAGAACCTAAATAATCTAAATCAATAGAATCTGCATCATCTCCTAAATCTTCATTAAATATTGTGGCACCTGTTAGTAAAGAAAGGTCTTCAAGAACTTCTCTCTTACTTATACCGTAAGTTGGAGCGTTAATTACATTAACTTTTAAGTTCCCTTTCTTCTTATTTGTAGCTAGAGTTGATAAAACACCTTCTTCTAAGTCGCCTATTATAAGCAAAGGTTTGTTGTTTTTTATTACGTACTCCAGCACTTTTTGTATATCTCTTATAGTGTTAACTGGTGATTCCATTATTAACACTAACGGGTTTTCTAATTCCGCTGTTTTTGTTTGAGGGTTTGTAATGAAATGAGAATTTGTTAAACCTTTGTCATAAGGAACTCCTTCAATTAATTCAGAAACAGTTTTACCGTCACCGGCAGTTTCCATCATTACAATACCTGTATTATCTACAGATCTAAAAGCGTCTGCTATAATAGATCCTAGTTCATTGTCATTATTTACCGATATAGAAGCTATGTGATCTAACATGTTACCTTTAACATCGGTAGCTATAGTATCTAAGTAATCTATAACTTTTTCTACAGCTGAATTTATACCGTCTTTAATTTCTCTAGAGTTTTTCTTTCCAGAAACAGCATAAGCTTCTTTTAATATAGAGTGAGCTAATACAGTAGCTGTTGTTGTTCCGTCACCGGCTTCTTGTACAGTTTTTCTAGCAGCTTCTTTTAATAAAGTAGATCCCATGTTTTCTACAGGGTCTAAAAGTATTATTGAATTTGCTACAGTTACACCGTCTTTTGTTATAATAGGGTTACCTGCACTGTCTTCTAGCATTACGCATTTACCGCCAGCCCCTAGTGTAGAGCTAACGGCTTTTGCTAGTTTCTCTATACCTTTAAATACTTGATCTCTGGCGTCATCACCAAAGTTCAAGTTCTTGACAATTCCATTCATATTTAATTAAATTTAATTTGATTTGATTATACCTTTTCAGGTATACGAGTATTATTACCCGTTTTAGGTTTTTTTTACCTATTTATTCTTCAACAGGAGGAACTGGAGGCGTTGGATTTTGCCACGTAAAATATAAATCTTCATTTACTGGTGTAATTTGAGATTGTATATTTGCAGCTATGCTAGCTTGCATTGATGTTACGTCTAAAGATCCTTCAAGCCACCCAATAACTATAGCTTCAAAAGCTTCAGTGTTTTCATAAGGTGTAAAAGGTTCACCTGCTACATATGTATAACCCTGTGTTCCAATGTTAGTTGATGAATAAGTAACTCCTCCAGATTCTTCAGAACCTGTGTATCTGTAGTGTACTGTGTAAATTACGTTGTCTTGTCCATCCGCTTGAATGTGAGCATTCATTGTTGGGATATCCCATTTGTAAGTAATCATATTTATTTATTTATTTATTTATTTATATTATGGGCTATCACAACCAATTTCTTTAATAACTCCTGACACTCCAGAAATTGACATAAAAGCAACAAAAGATGTAGTACAGTGAGTTGTTGTAGCTGAACTCCCGTTTTGAAGATAGTAAAGTGACGTATAATTTAGAGGAGTTGTTAATGCAGCATCTGTATAAATAATATCTCCAACCGATAAATTACTTGCATTTCCAATAGTACTACTATAATAATAATCAACAGGGGTAGACGTTCCGCCACTTACACTGTAATAAACATCAGATAATACTAATGAAGGTAAACTACAAAACGTTACGTTTGAAGCAATACCTAAACTAGATAATTTAAAACTTGCAGAGTTTAGCCCTGTAAAAGCACCAAAAAACTGAAATTCTCCACCTCCTGGGTAGGGATCACCTGGTGACCCATTATCATCTTCCCAAAATTTATCTCCATTCTGAACTGAATTTGGATTATTGTTTTTCCAAGCAAGTACAGTTCTACTGGTCGAGCAGGCCCCTGTAGGATTAAATTCATCAGGTGTAATATACACTTGATTTTGAGCAGCTGTGTCATTACCGTAATCTCTAAAATTTAAAAGGTTGGTGTTTTGATTACCACCTGGATTGTAAGTATAATTAAAAGCTCCTTGAATCGCATCTGTAAAACATTCATCTAAATCATTAGATGAAGGTAGCACCGCTGCTATAACATCTGCTAGCGTAAAATCTGTTGTATTTGGTACACCTGGCATTATATTCCTGCTTTTTCTAATCTTGCTTCTAACTCAGCAATTTTAGCGATTAGTAAATCTATATAAGCAACTGACTTAAACCCTTGTGTGTCTTCTCTTACAAACTCTGGGTTAGTCTTTTCTAACTCTTGAGCTATAACTCCGTATCTCTTTTGTCCTTTTTCAGTTTTTAATTCAAAAGTTTTCCAATCTGCTTTAATTCTATTATCACAGGCTTTTTCAATATTTTCTTTTAGCTTTTCATCAGAAGATAGTATAAAGTTGGTTCCTGTAACTGTTCCTGAAAACACTGTGTTGTTATTGGCTCTATTCATAACCATTACAGCAGCTCCAGCAGCACTGTTGTTATGTCTAAGTATTCCAAATTGGTTTGCAGATAAGCCCCCATATTGAGCACCTTGTCCATCATAAGCTACTGAAAATCCATAGTCTTTTGAATTGGTAACCCCTCCCTCTCCTTCATTTAAAAACACTCTTGCTGATTTGTCATTACCAGTTCCTTCAGCGCCAACTATTAAAGTTGTTTCAATAGAAGAACCTCCTGATACGTGAAGTTTAGCTTGAGGACTAGTCGTACCAATACCGACGTTGCCAGTGCCCTTAACAATCATTCTGGTATTCAATGAACTGTATGCAGAGCCTCCTGTTTTAAATTTTAAATCACCAAAATAAGGTGAATTTTCTGTAGTAGAAGAAATAGCTGCTCTTATACTTGTACTACCACCATCTCCAAACATTAATGCAGTCTCATTTCCTACTGTGGTTCCATCGTTATTAATAACAATGTATCCACCTAACCCACCACTATTTGATCTGTAAACTTCTAAAGGACCAAGTGGACTAGTCGTCCCGATCCCGACGTTGCCAGATCCAGATCCATAGTAAAGATCTTGACCGTTTCTAGCCCAATTGTTTACTTGACAATTAGAAATAGTACTTGCGACAACCCCTGGATTTGTTACGCTTATATCCATACTCCAACCACTATCCCATTTGTAGGCCTGGTAGTTTGAATGTCCTGGTTCATAGTTAATTACACTAAACTTACAGTAGGTCCACGTAGAACTTCCTTCTCCTATTGTAATATAGGGTCTAGTGCCGGCTCCAGCAGCCCCAGTCATTGCTCCAAAACGAACGGTAAAATTTCTATCATCATAAGATGAACTGCCTATCCAAGCAGTACAATTAGTCCAATTGTAACCCGAGTACCAGTATCCTGCAAAATGTATATCAAATGATTCGTGAAATGTATAATCAAAAACTCGTATTACTCCAGTCATCATATTATTTACTCCACTTGCTCCATTATCTGGAAGTTTTGCTATTAAATAACCTGTTTGAGTTCCATTCCCGTTGTATGTTGCCCCTGCTGGTGCAAATATTCTTGATGATGCTCCATCTACAGAGAAAGCAGACCCTTCAACTGTACCATCAACTTCAAGTTTGTAGTTTGTTGGACTATCCGTTCCGATACCGACGTTGCCACTCGAGTCTATGCGCATTCGTTCGGATTCAGAACCTGCCGTACTAAATACTATCCCATCATATCCGTGCAGTTTAGCGTTTCCATTAACACCTAAATCCTCATTTTTAGTTAAATAAACAATATTAGGAGAATTGTCACTTGCTCTCTCCCATCCAAGTTTTGTTCCTGTTCCTTTTATCCCGACGTTGCCGTTTCTATTAACAGTTACAGCAGTATTAAATACGTTAACATCATTTCTTGTTGATAATTTAAACCCACCTCCATAAGTTCCTCCGTCAGCATAACCTTCAATAAAAAATCTTTCATTGTTTCCATTACCACCTGTAGAAACCATATAAAGTTTAGCATCTGTTGTACTACCTATTTGTACATTTCCATCTACCTCTAATTTCTCACTAGGACCAGTAGTTCCAATACCTACGTTACCGTTTACAAATAAAGTATTAGCCCCTCCTCCTAGTAATGTTAATTGTTGAGTGGAATATGGTCTAACTATGTTAGTAAATGTTGTTTGTCTTAAATAAACATCCCCTACTACATCTAACTTAACACCAGGACTATTAGTTCCTATACCTACGTTGCCTCCGTATAATTGAAGAGCTAAGTCTTCATTGTTACTTGTTCCACCAACGTTTTGAGCTTGAATATATGAGTGAGTATTTCCTGAACCGGAAGTTTCAAGAAGTAGCCTAGAACCTGTTGATCCCTGTACATAATCAGATGTAGTTGTTGAAATAGTTCCGTCTACTTCTAAAGCTGTATTAGGACTAGTCGTTCCGATCCCGACTCTATTATTTGGCTCATCTACATAAACTGTATCAGACACTATAGTATTTCCATCACCTACCCATATTCTACCCTCAGGCAGGTTGGGTACATCGTTTGTACGCATAATAGAGGATACTGTAATAGACCCAGCGTTTCCACCAGATACTTTACCAACTAAACCTACGTTTTGTATAAAATTAACACCAGTTGGTTTTGTAAGAGTTAAGCCTCCACCGGGTTTTACATATATTGTATCTCCAACAGTAGGAGTCGATCCGTCTATAGGTGATGTGGTGATGTTTAAAAGCTCTCCTGTTACAACTACATATCCAAAAGCATTATTTACAAGGTCAGACTGTAAAAGTCCAATAGCAGCCATCTTATCTTCATCAGAAGCATCAGCTACCGCTATCTCTATAACAGCCGTAGCACCAACATTACCTGTTTGGTAAACTGGTGTGCCTTTTGATATAGTAACGCCTGAAGTGTTTTTACACTCTATAACCACGTCTGTTGCCGACGTGACTATGCTAGCTGGATCTATCCAATCAACTTGACTACCAGTTGAAGCTAGTATTTGACCGCTGCTTCCTACCTGACCGTCTTTGTCTTCTAGGCCAGCTTGTATTTCTATATTACTTTTAAATTTCATGTGTTAATTTTTATTATTAACCTATCTTTTGTACCAAAACTCTAACACTATTAGTTGGTGTTGCAGCAAATGTAATCGTTGCTTCAGAGGTAGAACCTCTTTCAACATCTGCATAAACAGTTTCATTAGTTGTTACATCGTAAAGCTGTATAATAACATCTTTACTCCCTAAACTATGTGTTATAGTCGCCGTGTCCGTTATTGTTACAGCATATGTGTTTGAAGAATTTGTATCTGTATTTGTTACAGTTGCTGTACCTGATACATAGGCAACGCTTATGCCAGTACCGGCGTTTACATTACCAATACCTACTGTTGTCAACGTAGCAAGATCCGTGTCTGATTGCACTACTATAAAATCTGCTTCCGTAGAAGCGCCGGCTACTGCGGCTGTTTGAACTATAACTGAATCACCTGGAGTTAATGGTGTTGCTGCGTTTCCAAAGAAATCACCTGCAACGGTCACAACATAGTAATCACCAACTTCAACTGCAACCCTAGCTGCACCACTTGTTAGATTACCACCACCAACAATTGCGCCGGTGCTAGCATTGAAACCACCTTTGAATTCTAATAAACCTGTTACAGCTTCTTGCACGTAAGCGGTTGTTGCTATTTTAGTTGAACTATCACCGGATGCCGGTGTTACCACATAACCATAACCGCTAGAGTCTCTAGCTACTAACTTACTTACAGTAGCAGCTTCAGTTCCTTCGACGTTTACTATTGGAACAGCAGGAGTTGTATTGTCTATAGTTATATAAGTACCCGCTCCAATACCTGTTAATGTACCTACAAATTGATCTGCTGAAGATATTGTTATATCCTTACCTGATCTAGTTATTGTTGTAGTACCTCCTTGTATGAAATCAACCGTTTCGTTATCTTCTACTGATTCAGCTGTTCCACCGTTAGCAGATAGATTCCAGCTATATATATCAGCTAAAGCAGCCCATGTGTTGTCTCCTCTTAAATATGTTGTTGCATCTTTAGTCCCAGTGGCAGATAAATCTACAGTGTAAACTCTTTTTATCGATGTTCCACTATTTGTTAGACTTACATAAGTACCATTTGCAAAATCAGTTTGAACTAAGCTAACCCAAGTATCTGTTGCATTTGAATAATACTTAGCTATCGTATCTCCGGTGTTAAAATATATTTGACCCGAACCGGAATTTAGCGGCGGGTTGCTTCCATTTTGAAGTCTTACGTTTTGTATCTCATTGTTATTGAGATCAATGTTATTTAAAAAAGGTATCGCCATAATTAATTCATATAAGCCTTACCAGATTCGGCAGAGGCAAAAGTTATTGTTAAGTTGTTTTCATCTATATATACTACATCCCCATAACCTTTTTGCCCGGTGGACAAAGCCATAGTTACAGAAGGAAACTTATCTAGGTTGTGCTGAACTGTCCACGTTGCACTAGCTCCTGCTTGTACAAATGTGTATGTTTCGTTTGCTCTAGCCCAAACATTATCTCCTCTTAGGAATTTAGTATTATCAGGCGTACCAGTAGCTGACAATGATGCTGTAATTTCTACGTTACCCGTTTGAGGTGTTGTAGGTGTCATATCTATAAACGTAGTATCAAGACTTCTAACGCTGTCAACACCTGTTGCACCGAGTTCTAGATAGAAGTTTACAAGAGTGTAATAGTTGTCCATTGCTATGGAACCATTTCCACCTAAGTATTCTAATGTTAATGTGTAAAAGTTAGTTGTACCTATCTGCGTGTACCCTCTCATTATATAATGCCCAAATGAACCTTTACCGGCTACATCTTGAAACATTACTTGTTCATCTACAAGATATTCTAAGAAAGGTGAAACAATCTGACCTGATAGATCCATGTTCGATATTACTATAGAAGTAATACTAGACCAAGGAGTGCCACCACCGCTTCCGGCTGCAAAAGCAAAAGTACCTCCTTTAAAAGAAGGGTCTTGAACAAACTGATAATTCATTTGTCCTGCAATTGCTACCTTACCGTTTATATTCAAGTAATCCGCTACCGCCTTTGCTGTATATTGCTTTGTCTGTCTATTGACGGAATCAGTACCTACCCATGCGTCTGTATCAGTTATAATCTGATCATATGGGTATGAATATATTATTGCCATGTTTTAGTTGTATATTTTTATTTCAAAAGAAGCGTTTTCTAATTCATTATCATAAGTTAATAAATCAATAGTATTTGTATTGACATATTCCCAGTAAATAGGTAAAAAAGTGTTTTCGCTTTTCCCTGCATTAACAAACACAACAGTTTTATCAAAAGTAAATGGAGTATTAGTTGCTGTTATTCTAAAGGTTCCAGCGCCTGTTCTTGTCCATGTGTAAGTTTGTCCTGTGTTGTTGTAAACTTCTGTGGCTACAGGAGCATTAGTACTTGTTTGAGTTAATAGTTGAACCAAAGAAGTGTAAGGTAGACCTCCTATTAGATTTCCTGCAACCGTTACATCACCTTTTAAGTAGGTGTTTGTAATATTATCATTACCTAGTGTAACCGTATTACTCCCTGCTCCGATAGCATCAGTCCCTATTACGATTTGATTTGTTTGTCCGTCTGCGTTTGCTCTTGTGCTTTTTCCTATGAAAATAGAGTTCCCACCTGTTTCATTTTCAGTTGCTCCGTCTGCAATAAATCTACCTGAAGAATTTCCTATTGCTATATTACTAGCTCCTGTTGTATTTCCAAACAGTGAAAAATAACCTAAACCTACATTTAATCCTCCTGTTGTATTTGAAAAACCTGAACTTAATCCAATAAAACTATTATTTAAAGTATCACCTAAAACTAGTTTTCCAGTTAATGTTAAAGTTCCTGTAAAAGTATCTGTCGTGTTTAGTAAATAACTTGTAAGATCAACTCCAGATACTGCGTTATCTACATAGTTTTTAGTAGCTGCGTCTTGAGCCGCACTTGGATCTGTTAACTGTTGAATAGTTCCAGTTACAGCTATTCCGTTTGTTTTTGTGTATAATTTTTGCCCTCCAACGTGATAAAGTGACACACCTCCTGCTGAATTAGCAGCAATCATATTTGTTAATCCGTCAGTCCCTTTAATTTTAAAGGAGTCAACACCTATCTGCAAAGGATTGTTAGGAGAGTCAATATAACTTGTAACTCCATCGTTATAAATTCGGACTCTGTCTGTTAATGATACAGGATCATAAATATTAAGAGTTCCGTACGCATCAACTCCTGAGGTTGTTGTTTCTAATTTGAGATTACCGTAGTGATTTAATGACACAGATCCATTAGAACCATCACAAACAATATAGTTAGTAATAGATCCAGCTCCATTGTCAGATCTAAGTATTATATCTTTATCATCAACAAGATTATCTATGAATAAATCTCCAACTGCTCCGCTTATGTTTTGTATATAGCTATTATTTCCGCTGTTATATATTTGTAAATCATTTCCTGTACCATAAACAGACTTTACATTATCATTGTGGATAGTATTGCCAGTCATCGTACCGCCTGCAAGTGGTAAATATGAACCACCTCCTCCGCCTCCTGGAACTAAATCTACAATACTCTGTACTGTGAAGTTTTTTGTGCTTGGTATACCTGCCACATCTATCTGTGAGCCCAGTATTAGATCATCGCCATCTGGAATAGCCGTAGGGAAACTTGATATATTTGACATGTTCTATCTATTTTGTTTACGTTCGGCTTTAGTACCGTCTTTTTTACTTCTACTCTGCGTTCCACCCCTGTTATGAGACGATGTAACACATCTTTTGGTATTATGGTCATAATCATGGCCTTTAGAACAATTTTTCCTTTGACTCTCTGCCTTCATCTTCCTTCTTCTGTCCGTCATGGCATACTTCTTGTCTCTAATTGCCTTTGCTGCCGCTGCTACTGGACTTAATTTTTGTTTCGGTCCGCCTTTCCTTTTTGGTTTTGCCATAATGTGGTTTCTATATACCTTATATACTTACACAAAAGCCTCAATACTTACAATACTCAATAATGCGACGATAGCCTACTACTATTATATATAACTACCTATTGTCACACTATTTTTTAAAAAAAAATATTATATATAGAGAGCATGGGGGTTACACCTTACCTTAATGCCCTTAATCCTGTGGGAAAACGCGTTTCATTTTACCGGGCCCCCTGCCTTTTTTTGGGTTTTGCCGTACGGTTTCGGCTTTTGCGTGTGATTTCGTGCCTGGTTCTGGCTTTTTCTGTCCGGGCCCGAGCTATTGCGCTGGTGCTGGTTGTTTCGTTGCCGTGCGTTTTTGTTCCCGTGCCTGGTCCTGGCCTTGGCCTGTGGTCTGGTTCGCGAAGCATACGTTTACAGAGAGAATACGATACGATACCGATAATATATATGAATCTAAAATGATATACAATATGACTACCGAAGACAATTACAACGCCCCAAACAGAACAATCGCGGACTGGATCGCAGAAGGATATACAAAACCGTACGCAACCGCATTGTACAATCTTAACAACAGAACACAATGTACAGATCAGAAATAGTAACCAGACCAGATGGAACCAGCTACGTGCAATGTATCAGGATCAATGGCCTGAGCCAGGATCTTACGCCTGAGCAGCAACAGATAGCAGACCAGCTCAAAGCATGGGACACTACGGAGTAGCCCTATCGGGAGACCTCATCATGGACGGCTGTTAGCCATCTTAAAAATTTACAGTCTAAATACGGTCTTATACCGATAATATAACTGAATCTAAAATAAATATACAAATGACAATCTCAAATTCAATTTTTCAAAACAAAACTTACTTTCAAATTTACTATTGCTCAAAAAATAAAATGTATGATTTTACAATCTTCAACTCTAATACAAAAGAAGTTGTTTATCATTACCACTTTTCAAATCTAAATGAAATTAACAAATTGATCCAAATATATAAATAATACAAACTAAATACGATCAACAATCGATAATATAAGTGAATAACAAATCAAATAATAATAACTAAATAAATTAAATTATGTCAAATCAAGAATTAATTACAACTGCAATCGCAAAAATGTCAACTGAAGAAAAAGCTCTAATCTTCCCACCGATCACTCGAGCAAACTTTGTAGTCAGAAAATCATGGCTAGGTAGAAATCAAATCATAACTTTCAACTCGAAAGCTACTAAAACAAAACCAAGTATCAAAGTAACCTACAATCATGATGACGTCTTACAAGCGATGTTACCTAAACTAAATATCATGCCATGTTGGATCAAACGCGGATACTGGTCACAGTCAACTGATATGCCAGCAAATGTTAGACATCTGTCAGAACGTGAAACAATTGAAACTGAGGCTACTGAAAAGTAGTCTTAGGATCAACCCCTAAAAACGTGACAATAGCCTGCTATTATATTAATATAACAAGCTAACGTCACACTTTTTATTCCGCTTCGAGTTTCCGTTGCGAGATCTTGGCCTGGGTATAAATGCTATACACCGGAAGAGTAGACTCCGCCCTACGTAACGTTCAAATGCTATACACTTCACCTGTAACGATCAGTCGATCAAGTCTTTTTCACTACAAAACCTCCATTTCATAGGTAAAACAACTAAAATAACTACTATTTGTAGGTAAATATACTACTTTTACTTACATTTAGAGGTAGTATAACACTTTCACTACTATTTGTACCTATAAATAATTTTACACCTTTACAAACTAAATACGATCCCCTTTCGATAATATATATGAATTTAAAATAACAAACAAATGAACTCACTAGAAGCAAAAGAATTATTATTACCAATACCACAAAATGATTTTTTATTACATAAATTTTCCGACGGCCACGGTAAGTGCTGTGCAATAGGTCACTTAGTTAGATTAAAGTCTGAAGATCCGCTTAATTACAAGCAATGGTGTGGAGATGACGGCGAAGTAGAAGACTTTGCTAGAAACCAAGTTAGAAAATACATCCGTGAAACTCACGACGAACGAGCGTGTCTTGCGAGGGTTAATAATAGAATCGATATAAACGGGTATACACAAGATAACCCAAAAGACAGAGTGATAGCCCTACTAAACGACATGATAAAAGATGGATATTAAATTTAAACACCGAGTGCTAATATTATTAGCAAAAGTAAACAAAGTATTAACTAAGTTAGGTAGCGCCGCTGCTTATGCTATACGAAACTAAAGTAT